TGCCGGGATGCCGGTGAAGTCCACAGCAGTAGTGGATGCCGTGACAGCGGTTCCCAGTGTGATCGTTGAGTACTTATCACCTGCCGTCTCAGGTACAAGCAGCGTTCCCGTCAACGAGGGACTTGCCAGGTTGGCCTTCTTGTCCAGCTCAACCTTCAGGCCAGCAGGATGCACCGCACGGGTGGCATCAGTGCCGGTGGTCGTCTCTGCTGCAGTGGCAAGTTCGACGATGCCCTTGACCGTTTCGCTTGCATCCGGCGTCACCGTCACAAACGCCGTGCTGTTATAGACCTTCAGCACAGGCGCCGTTGGCACCGTCGTATCCACCCACAGATCACCAGCAGCAGGCGCTGTAGGCGCTGTTGTCCCTACGCCAACCCCACTGCCGGCACCCTGCCATGCCGTGCCGTCATACACCTTGAAAACAGGCTTCGTCGGCACCGCAATATCCAGCCATGCCATCCCAGCGGTAGGCGTTGCAGGTGCGGTGCCACCAACCGTGATACCCGCAATCTTGCGGACAACGCCAGTGCTGTCCTTCAGATAGGCGCCAGGGCTAGTGTTATTGATGTTCAGGGCTAGTTCGCCCTCTGCCAGGTCTGCTGGCAGTGGAACCTTATCAGCTGTAGCTGAATGCTTCAGCTTTAATGAGATAGACATGAAGTGACCTCTTCAGGCAGCAGTGCTGGCCCATACCGGGCTGAAACCAGTCTATGTGCCTAGAACGTGCCGCATGACAAAACAGCATCCTGCAGCGTCTTAGGCGTAACCGCTTTCAGTGCATTAGTCCCTGCATCTACTTCAGCCTGCGTTGCCAACTGCACTAATCCAGCAGCTGTAAGGCTTGATGTAGCAGGTGCTTTATTGATCCACTGGCTACCAGCACCCAGCACCAACTGGTCGCCGACCACTGGGGCAGTCAGCGTGACATCTAGCAGGTCATCAAGGTGCCCCGTTGCGCCACCGCCACCACCGCCACCGCCGCCACCGCTCAGCGTGTCAACACGCACCCACCCGGCTGTTGCACCGTTGCAGAGCACCCAGTCGCCGTTATCAAACGTGACGCCTGCGGCAACAGGTGTTGCATTACCAGGCGTAACACAAACGAAATACACCCCACTTTTGGGATCTGTTGCAGAGGGGATCACGTCACCGATTTTGAAACCTTCAGTCGTACCAAACTGCGTTACACCACTGATTGCCCCGGTAGCCGCGTTAAAAGTGCCGCAGTACCGCAAGTTTTCTGCACTCAACCGTCCAAAACCAACAGGAAACCAGCTGTTGGAGTTGAACATGCGCAGCTGCCCTGTGCTCTCCTGCAGCCACAACGTCCCCGCGTGTTGCCCTGCCACAGAAGGAGATGCTTCTTGGATGTAGGCAATGCTGTAATCCGCCAGCATTGCATTGGTGATGCTCTTGTCTCCAATGCGTGCAGGGTCAAGGGTTCCTGTCCCGATCTTTGACGCATCCAACGTCGGCACATCCGCTGATTGCAGCGTTGCACCCGTAGTGACGTGCCCAAATTTATTGACCGTCACCTTGCTATAAACCCCGGGTGCCACGCCACTTGCGGCATGATCCAGCGTCCCTGGCGTTGCAACCGTTAGCTCAGCGCCTGGTTCCACCCCGCCAATAGCGCCAACAGCAGCCTTGGGCAGGTCAGCACTAACCAGCGCCCGTCCTGCAGTAACCAATCCTTTGCTGTCGTAGGTGACAACAGGGTTAGTGGCAGCCACTACTGCATTGGTAATCGACAGTTCACCACCAGTGCCGACACTTAGCCCACCACCTGCCAGCAGGGACACCCCACCTTTGGTTGTAGCTGTAGCGACTGGCAGGTCCGTTCCTGTTAACGCACGGAACGTTGGCTTGGCTGCTGCACCTGTTGCAGGCCCTGCCAGCACAACGCCAGAATTTTGTACCGCAAAAGCAGCACCACCCAGATCACCCGCAAGCTTGACGGCAGTTACCCCGCCATCTGCCAACTGCGTCGTGCCGATAGCGCCATCCGCCACCTTGGCGCTGGTGACCGCCTGCGCTGCCAGCTTGTTTGCATCAACCGCGCCATTACCCAGTTTCGGGCTAGTAACAGCACCATCGGCCAACGCAGCAGTGCTTACACCACCTGCGGCTAGCTCAGTGCTACCGATGCCACCGGCGGCAATCTGCAGCCCGCTGATGGTGTGATCAGCAATTTTGGTAGCGGTAACTGCCCCATCCAGCAGCGCTGCTGTATCCACTGCCCCAGCAGCCAGCTCCGATGCGGTAATGGCATCAGGGGCAATCTCAGCTGCCGTCAAACTGTCAGGCGCGATTGCCGTGCCAGGGATTGCCCCACTCAGCGTGCCGACTACTGCACTCACCAGCGCAGCAGGCGTTACCTTCTTGGTCTCTGCCGTGCTGACATCTGCGATTGGCAGCTGGTCTGCCGCTGCATCCACGTCTGCCTGCAGCAGCGCCGCTAGCTGCGAGATTCTCTGGTCAGCCACGGGATACAGCGCAGGTCAATACGCCAATTCTAGGAACTGCCCTAGGCAGGGACTTCCAGCAGAATCCCAAAGTCGGTCTCTTGCAGGATCTTGTCATTGGGCGCTTGCTCCTGCAGCAGGTACTCCTTCGCAAAGTCGTATAGCAGTTGAATGGACCCAGTTGTCACAAACTGGATTTTGCTATGGATGGCATCCCCTGGTTCTAGCGCAACTGCCACTTCGGTGACGATGCAATCGCAGAGGTAAAACAGCTCGCGCTTCGTCTCCTCTGGGCTTAGCAGTGCATTCAACGGCAGTGCCTCGCTTTGCTTCAGCAGGAACACGCCCTTGAACCGTGCCCCGATCTCCTGCCGCAACACCAGCTGGTGCATGTACATGCTTGCTTCAGTCTTTTCGTCTGGGTAAGCCGAGTCGCAGGCGCGGAAATGCGTGTCAAACAGACAGTCCACGCTGCCGCTACCGCTAACCAGCGTTTCCACCTGCTTCTGGAACCCTTCGCCCAGACTCGTTACGTCTGCCACCTCGCGGTTGGTATTCAGCTCCCAGCTGACCGTCTGCGCTAAGCAGTCTTCTGATCCATCCTCCACTTGAACGCTGACGCGATAGCTGCTGCTAGGCACCGTCAGACTCAACGCATCAGCTAGCAGCCCTTTAAGCGCAGCCTCCCAGGTGCGGTACAACCGGATCCCACCTACCGCATCCACATTGACAAACCACCGCCCATCGCCATAGCGCACCCCATCAACCCATGCACTAGCGGCGGCAAAGTCCAGCAGCCCGCCAGCAGGTCGCCCCTCTGCATCCACACGCCTAAACCACACTTGATCGCCCGTGACCAAACTGGTCACAGGACGGTCAAAGCCAAACCGTTTGGCTGCTACATCTACGTCTGACGGCGAAATGGTGGCATACAGCCGCCCGGTAGCAGCTCTAGAGAACCGCAACCCGCCAGCTTCACCCAGCCAAACTGCCATTAGCCCAGTGCCGCAGCGGTTAACGCACCAGTCACCACAAAACTGATGCTGGCTTCAATGATCCCGCCGGCAGATGCCGAGATTTCTACCTGATTCAGCAGGACGCTAAAACTCACCCGCCTGGCAGATGCCCCACCATCTAGCCGCAACTCCAGGGTATGGGTCGGCTGGGTTGGTGTTGCCGTGGTCCGCAGCACATCACCCAGCAGCCCGCTAGCAGTGATCTTGCCAGCATCATCCTCGTAATACAACGCCGTGCAGCTACCGCTAAAACTCTGCACGCCATAGACGTAGGTCTTAGCAAAATCGCCCAGCGTGGTCGTCTCTAGCGTGTCTGCCGATGCGCTCAGGCTCCAGTCACGCACCTTTGCCACCTTGGTGCCGTCTAGCAGCAGGCTGCCATCAATGCCCGTAAACTGCTTCGCCATTAGTCGCTCACCGCTAGCAGGTCAACAGTCACAGTCACGATGCCAGGGGCAACAAAAGCCATGTTAGGCGCCCCCGCATACCGCCAACGATTGCCCGCTGGCTTGCTATTGACGCCTCCAGACCCCCACCCAACCAGGACCTCGACTGGCACTTCAAACGCCATGAACCCGCCTAGCTGCCCGTTGTAATGGGTAACAATCAGATTGGCATCAGCGTCTAGCAGGTTTTCAAAGGTCAGCGACAGTTGCTGCCCCACCATCCGGTTGCCCGTCACCACGCGCATTTCATTGCCTGCCATGCCAACAAATGCCTGCATCGGCAGTTGCCCTGCAATCCACGACCGTGCCGTGGGCCTCAATGCCGGGAAGGTACTCATTGCAAAATCACCACATCACCCCTGGCTACATCGTAGGCAACACGGCTAACGCCATTCCCATTAACGGGAAACTCGATGGCATGGACTTCTACCGTGCCCTCCTGTGACTCGTTGAGCTGCTCTATCTGGTAAAGCCCGCTGACAGTGGCGCTAGTGCCGTTAGAAGCCTGCGCAGTAACTGCCACCGAGATAATCTGCCCAGGCATCAACAGCGACGCTTTACGCAGCGCCGTAAACGTGATCTCGTGGCTGACATACCGCCGCTTAGCCAGGATGTACCGCGCCGCATAGACCGCATGTTCTGGCGTGCAACAAAACTCGGTCATGTCATGTTGCTCATATGGCCCGTTAACTGCCATCCCTGAGTACCGCACTTCTACCGTGCGTGACTGCCCAACAGATCCTGATGGCTGCTCACGAAAAACCATCAAGGCAACAAACGGCTTGCGGTCTGCTGCTGGCACCCAGTTTTTCTGGTAGCTGCCTGCCACAATGTCTGACGCATCAAAGGTGGCAACAGGCGCGACCCGCCCTTCATCAATGGTGCCATCACCATGAACTGGGATGGCAGGCATCAGCCCGAACTTGCCATTAACCTGCCGTGGCGTCAGCAGGAAATACGGTGCAGTCCTAGACAACCACTCACGAAAATTGACGGTAACGGCTAGCACCCCGTTAAACAGCAGCCTGTACCGTTCATTGAACAGCGCTGATAGCGTCAACCCATCCAGGTCAATCTGATCGCTTTTCAGCATCCCTGCCATGCTCATCAGGTAATGCACCAGATCTGGATACAGGTCACTAGGTCCTGATGACCGCCCCTGCAGCAGTCTTGGCACCTGCACCCCCTCGGTCAGGAAGGCATGGATTTGCGTAAACTGCTGCGGCCCATCAGCAGGGCGCAGCGAGTCATAGTGCCCCCTCGCGCCAAGCAGCGTCAGGTCCGCGTATCCACCCTGCTGCTGGTTGTTACCGCCTGGCACTGACGGGAAATTGATCGTCGTGCGTACCGTCTCAATCACACCTGCGATATTGAACGATTCATTTACGCTGCCTGCAGCATCACGCCTGAATTGGCCATTCAGCTTCAGGATTTCGTTTTGATGTAGCCAAGCGTGTTGAACGTTTTCTGCATAATGGAACCACGGCTGAGAAGGGTTGCTAGCGCCTGTAATGGTTTGCTTTGGCGTCAGTGTTGGTGGAAGATACCCGCGTTCTGTGTATTTATCACTGAAGACCACCCGATACTGCGCTGGGGGCAAGCCGTCAATTGTCAGCGTCGTGCCGCCATTGGGAATCCAAATGCTGTTGGAGTAAACAACCGCGCCAGTCTGCGTATTGATTACGTTGACATTAAACCGTGCCTCAGAATAAAACGTCAGCGCAATGCCACGGTTATAGATCGTATTGGTCCTGCCAATGCACTGCGTACCGTTAAGGATCAGCTCTACGGGGATCTGAAAAATCTGCCAGTCCCAAATTGTCTTGCGCCACTTCCAGTCGTACGACGACAGAACGCGCCATCCCGTCTCTTGCAGATCGCGCTTTAGATATTGATTCTCGGCAACGTATGGCCCGCTAGGTGGGGACACAATGCAAGTGCCGCCAATCGTGAAAGCTAACCTCGCGCATTTTGATGATCGCGTCGTAAACTCTGCCACGTTGCCAGCACTAGGCAACCTTGGCCCTTCATATGAAATCGTCGTATCCCACGACGTGGACCCGCCAGGGTTGTAATCCAAACTGACGCATGGTGGCAGCGCCTGATACCCAGCGCAGATCTGCCCATCCCTGACGGTGTTAAAACCCGTGTACCCGTAGAACACATTGTCAATTGAGGGCTGGCTTACCCGCCCCTGGCTCAGCACATACAACAGACTCATGTCCGTTTGCTTAATACCTAGCTGAATCAGGTGCGGACTTACCCAGACCCCGCCTACGTCATTACGCCGCAGCGCAAACGCCAAGGGGATTGTCTCCCCAATCGTCCCTAACAACTGCTTGCTAGCTAAATCGCTCTGCTGTGTCGCATCAGACTTTTCGTCCTGCCGCAACACGCCACTGATAGCGCTGCTTGCGTCCTGCGGGTAAACCTTATCTGTCCTGTAATCGCGTCTAGCCCCACGCCTAGCTCCACCGACAGTGTGGTCAGATCAGTCTGCACGCCGATCACCTCCCCAAAGAACTGCGCCACTACCGTTGCGCCGCTCAGCGTCCACCCGCTACCACCCATCGCCAGCTGGTAAACCTTCGTATCCACCAGCCACCCGTAGGTGATCGCCTGGTCCATCAACGACAGCACCTCCTGCAATGCTGGGAACTCAATCGTGATCCCACCTTCGCTAGCGGAGCGGTTCACAAGGATGGACGTGGCACGGAAATCCCTGAACTGATACCCGTTTACCGCTTCCCCCACAAAAAAGTTCTGCCACTTCACCCGATCGCCTGCGGTGTCGTAAAACCGCACAAACTGCGCTAGCGCTACCTCGGCCATTAGCGCACCCCGGCAAAACGCCGTGCATCAGGTGACCGCTGCAATGTCTTTAGCGTCTGGTTTACAGCACTGCTCAGCAGCCCTGGCACGTCACCCTTGCTGATGTAATCGTTGCCGCCCATACTGACGATACTGCCGCTATAGCTGACGTTCACGTTGGCGGAACCTGGGATTACGCCACTGCCACGCCTGCCAGCAGAATAATTTGCCATTGCAGCTTCCATTTTTGATTGAGGTATCACATACTCGGGCTCGCCGCCTTCGCCAATCAATGCTTCCGTTGGCTTGGTTACATACCCGCCATCAGCAAAGCGTGGCAGCTTTACAGGTGCAGCCAATGGCAACTGCGGAAGCTTCAACGCACGAAGAGCTTTATTTGCCAACCCAATCAGTGCGTTCATTGCAGAGATTGCCGCGTTAATGCTTTGCTCTACATACCCTATGACGCCGTTTACAGTGCTTCGCACCACGCCCATTACTGCAGCAACCGGGGTTTTAATCGCATCGGCCACATTGGCGCCAAACTTAATTGCCGCATCCCATACCATCTTAAACGCATCTGTATAAGGCTTTACCAGATACTGGTAAGCAAGCTCGCCAAACCCTTGAAACAGTTGTCCAGCTTGCCCAACAAAATCGGCAATCTGATCACGGAATGCCCATAGCGCAGCACCGGCTGCAACCAATAGCGCAACCCATCCCGCAGGACCAGTAAGCACTCCCGCAATTACACCTAACACGCCAGCCAG